AGACAAGCCGCGGTTGATCCCCGCGGTTAGAGAACCCCCGTATCTCCAGGTGCGGGGGTTCTCGCATTCCTGGAGAAGAAACGCGTGAAAATTGCTTGTCCCGTTTGTGGCGAGATGTTTAATCCGGCTGGCTCTAACGGACGCCCGCGGCGGTACTGCAGTGCTGCATGCCGCACGGCCATTGCTCGACGTGCCCTAACGCTCTGCTCGCAAATTGGCTACGCGAACTGCTCAGAGTGTGGCGAACTTTTCATAGTTCGTATGCGGCGTGCCGAGTCGGCGCTTGAACGGCACGCCTGCAGAAAACCCGACTGCAGACGCTCGCAGAAGAATCGCCAGCAGCGGGAGTTCTTTCGGAGGTACCGCGCCGAAAACGGCGAGGCGTACACCATCCGGTATCACGAGAAGCGCAAAGCTGCGATGAGGCAGTACCTCAACCGAAAGATGGCGCTGCCGTATGAAGAGTTCACCGACGCTGAGATATTCGAACGGGACGAGTGGGTGTGCCAACTATGTCACCTACCGGTGGACCCCGACCTGAAGTGGCCGGACCCGTTATCTAAGAGCCTGGACCACATCGTTCCGCTAGCAGCGGGCGGGCACCACTTGCGAAGCAACTGTCAGTTGGCCCACGTGACATGCAATGTCCGGAAGGGGGCCAAAGTTGCCTGTTAGGGGTACGAAGCCGAAGCCGGATGACCAGAAGCGTTTTCGGGGCAAGGCCACTCACGATTGGGTGGAGGTTCCGAATGTTCCTTTCCTGGAAGGGCCGGATCTTCCAGGGGCGCGTAGCGATGGTCGTCCATGGTCGGAACGCATTAAGGCCAAGTGGGATACATGGCGTCAGATGCCGCACGCGAAACTGTGGGGGCCTGCGGAGTGGGACTTCGCCCTCGACGCCATCGAGATCGCGGCGCTCCTTCATGAAAAGGGCTCTCCTAGTTTCGCGACGGAACTCCGGAACCGCGAGAAGGTTCTCGGAACGACGTTGGATTACCTGCGCGATCTCCGCATCCGCTACGTGGATGTGATGGAAAACGAGCAGGCGGCTGAGGTGACGAACATTGCGGACTACCGCAACCTCTGAGCTTCTTCTGCCCGGCTATTGGGTGGATGCGGGGACGGGTGCTTGGTGCACGTTGCCGTGGCCGGATGATCCCGACGAGAAGATGGCGTTGGTCAACAATTCGTTGGGGCCGGCGATCATCGATTGGGCGGAGTGGCGCACCGACGAGCCCGGTTTGACGCATTACATGACGGGTGAGCGGTGGCGGTTCACGCCGGGGCAAAAGCGGTTCCTGATTCTGGCTTACCATGTGCAACCTGATGGCCGGTTTACGTACCGGTCGGTGGTGAAGCGCGGAGCTAAGGGCACCGGTAAAGATCCGGGCGGTGGGGCGGTGTGCAACGCCGAACTGCTGGGTCCGGTGGAGCTGTACGACTGGGACGAGAAGACTGGGCGGCCTATCGGGCGGCGGCGCGGGTTCCCTCTGGTTCAGGTGTTGTCGAACTCTGAGGCGCAGTCCAAAGATGTCTTGCGGGTGGCGAACGCGATGTGGTCACGGGAAGCCAGAGAGTTCTACGGCCTGGATTGCGGTGAGACCCGCACCATCATCAAGGGCACTGGGGCGCGGTTTGAAATCCCGCCCACTAGTGAGGCTTCGGGTGAGGGTGACCCGGCCACGCATGTGATGTTGAACGAAACCCACCACATGACCGATTCCAGTGGTGGGAAACGTGTGGCGGCGATGGCACGCCGTAACGTGGCGAAGGCTCCGGCGCAGATTCAGGCCCGGGTGTTTGAGTACACGAACGCTCACCGGCAGGGGATGGAGTCGGAGGCTGAGGGTTCTTTCCTGGCGTGGCAGGAGCAGCAGGCCCCCGGCTATGGGGGTAAGCGGGACATTCTGTACGACTCGATTGAGGCTCCACCGGACACGGACATCCTTACTGAGGGGGGCCGTAAGGCGGGGTTGCGGGCGGCGTACATGGATGCCCCGTGGAACGACATTGACCGCATCTGCGATGAGATGGCCGACCGTCGCACCAGTGTTGCTGATCAGATCAGGTTCTACCTGAACGGGTTGGCTGCTGAGGAAGATTCGTGGGTGGAGCCCGCGAACTTCGACAATCTCGCCGAACAGAAAGTCTTGGCTGACGGCGACCAGATCGCCATGTTCCTCGACTGCTCGAAGTCCGAGGACTCCACAGGAGTTGTGGGGTGCCGGCTGGACGACATGTACTGCTTCACCATCGACGTGTGGGAGCGCCCGAAGGGGTGGCCACAGGCGAAGCGGTGGCTGGCCCCACGGGAAGAGGTCGACGCCACAGTCAGGGCGGCAGTCGCGAAGTACGACGTCCAATGGTTTGGGATTGATCCATCCCCAGCGAAGGACGACGACACGGAAAACCTGTACTGGGCCGACATGATCGACGCGCTGCACCGGGATTTGCGGGACAAACTCCCTGTGTGGGCGACACCGGGTGAGGTTCGCGGTAACAGTGTGTTGTTCGATATGCGGCTATCGCAGTTCGGCGGAAAGCAACGTAACCAAGCCTTCACCGAAGCTGCCGAGCTTGTGCAGACGTGGATTGACGAAGAAGGCAAGAACGGGATATTCCGCCACGACGGCGATCCTCGTCTCCGAACTCACGTCCATAACGCGAAGATCCGGCCCAACCAGTGGGGCGACAGTCTCGGGAAAGCGTCCCGGGATTCCAAACAACTGGTTGACCTCGCTGTGTGCATGGTGGGTGCCGTCATGGGCGCACGGATCGTGTTGAACAGCGGCAAGCGGCGCAAGAAAAAAACTGGCAAGGCGTTCTTTGTCTAATCCGAGGAGGTGGCGGTGATCGACCCCGATGACATCGCCGCCACTGTGCAGCGGATGTGGTTGCTTCATCAGGAAGAGTTGGCGAACTTCGACAATATTCACGAATACGTGAAGGGGCGTCGCGGCAAGCCGTCACTCCCCGAGTCGGCTGACAGTGAGATCCGCGAGATCCGCGATAAGTGCGTACATAACGTGCTCACGCTGGTGTTGGACGCGTTTGTTCAGAATCTTTCTGTTGTGGGCTACCGGAATTCGCAGTCGGATTCCAACGCTGATGGCTGGGATCGTTGGCAGGCCAACCAGATGGATGCCCGTCAAGCCGAGATATACCACTCTGCCGTGAAGTACGGAGTCGGGTATGTAGTTCGTGCACCCCGCGACGGCGAGTCTATTTTCAAGGTGAGATCTCCGCGGCAGCTCATAGCGGTGTATGAAGACCCGCAGATTGACCGCTGGCCGCAGTATGCGCTGGAAACTTGGATGGACAACTCCGACGCCAAGCCGACCCGCAAGGGCATGTTCTACGACGACATGTTCATGTATCCACTCGACTTAGGCGATCTTCCCTCGCCGCCCATCGAAGGTGCCGATCAGGTTAAGCGTCACCACTTGACTGTCACCACGGTAGGTGAACCGGTTCCGCATGGATCACGCTACAAGGGTGGCCCTGTCTGCCCAGTGGTCAGGTACGTGAACCGCAGGGACGCTGAGGATCTGGTCGAAGGCGAGATCGAGCGGTTGATCCCAGATCAGAAAGTGATCAACGAGGTCAATTTCGACCGCCTGATTGTGGCTAGATTCGGCGCGTTCCCACAAAAGGTCATCTCCAACTGGGTTGGCATCACCAAAGACAGGGCCCTGGAGATTTCCGCGCGGAAACTGTGGACGTTTGAGGATGACGTCAAAGCTCAGCACTTCCCAGCCGCCTCCCTTGATCCCTACAACGGGCTGATTCAAGGGCTGATGGAGCATGTCGCCACGAGAGCTCAGGTGTCGCCGGCTTCAGTAGTGGGAAAGATGGTCAATCTCTCCGCAGAAGCGTTGGCTGCGGCAGAAGCGAATCAGCAACGCAAACTTGACGCGATGCGTGAGTCCCATGGTGAATCTCACGAGCAACTACTGGAGATGGAGCAGGAATCGTCGGGCGGCTCTGTCGATGACGCTGCTGAGGTCGTGTGGAAAGACACCGAGGCGCGGTCGTTCGCCGCGATTGTGGACGGCGTCGTCAAGATCGGTCAGGCGCTAGCGACGGGGGCTCCGATCACTCCTCTGCTGCCCTTGGTTCCAGGACTTACTCAGCAGATGATCAATGCTCTTGAACAGCAGGCTCGTTTGTCTCGCACTGCGGCGATCTTGAACGGTCTCAATAGACGACCAGAGGTGGCAAATGGTTTCGGCGACGGAGCGCAGGTACCTGCTGTCCCAGGTGGTCCAGTTGGCGGAAACGGAACTGAATCGACTCTGGTCGAGCGCTGACAACCTGTCGTCAAGGGAGTTCTCCACCTACGTAGCGGAGGCGTACCCGCTGGTGGTCGATCCCTACATAGATATGTCAGCGACGTTGGCGGCAACGTGGTTTGAGCAATCCGATCCAGGCTCTTCTTATAGGGCGGTTGTCGCTCCTCCGCCTCCAGTGGAGAAGCTGCAGAGGAACGCCCAGTGGGCGCTTTCTGCAACTGGGGATCAAGGGCGGATCGATCTATCGGGGTCCCTGAACCGTGCAGTGTTCGACGGCGCCCGCAATACCACAATGATCAATGTCGAACGCACCAAGTCACGTTGGGCGGTACACGCTAGGGCTGCAGCGTGCACGTGGTGCCGCATGATGGCCACTCGTGGAGCGGTGTACAAGTCATCCGCGACAGCGCTGGCGGCGTGCCACGACAACGGCCATTGCGTGGCAATGGAAGACCGCACCGGAACATACGAGCCGCCGTCCTACATGGAGATGTGGCAGGACCAGTACTTGAAGGCTCGCGCTAACGCGGGCTCTAGTGACCCAAAAGCTGTCCAGGCCGCGTGGCGGCAACTGGATAACCAATAAGCCACCCTTTCCGCGCGAGGCGGTGAGGGCGTTTACCCGTGCGATACGGGATATCTCAAAGGAGATGGCGCGATGCCTGAAACCGACGAAACCACTGAAGTCTCCGATGAAACCACCGAAGGTGGCGACCTCGGCGATGCGGGGAAGAAAGCCCTCGCAGAGGAGCGTAAGGCGAGACGAGCACTTGAGAAGCAACTCAAGGAACTCGGCACGTCAAACTCCGAACTTCAGAAGCAGTTGAAGGAATTCGAGGACCGCAACAAGTCGGAAACCGAGAAGGCCATCGAAGCTGCTAACGCCGCCGCAGGGGAACGCGACTCGGTCAGGTCCGAGAACGAGAAACTCCAGACAATACTGCGCAGGCAGAAGATCAGCGCCACGAAAGGGCTAGACCCTGACCTATGGGACCGGGTCCGCGGGGAAACCGAGGAGGAGATCGCCGCCGACGTGGAAGCGTTGGTGGAGAAGTTCGCCCCGATCCCAAAGCGCACTGGTGCATTCAGATCTGGTG